TCATATGCAATTAAATAAATTCATAAATGAAAATGAATACAAAATCAGTAAAGTAAATAGTTATGATGGTACAATAAATATCATTGTAACACCAAAGAAAAGGAATTGCAAAGTTTGTAAGAAAGTATTTGCAACAAATAACACTGAATATTTATCTTGGAAAACAAAAGATGATTATCGTGTGTTTGGGTGGTTTTGTAGAAAACATTATTACCAAGCAAAGAAATTGATTAAAGAATGTAAATAAATAAAATCAGTGCGACAAGTAAATTAAACTATGTGCATGGAATTGTCCGTGAAATCACACACTGATATAAAAGAAAAAGAAAAGGAAATGCCTGTTGTAAACACCTGGTGTGAGCAGAGAGTTGGAATAATACTCTCTTGAAATTGACAAATAGGCTACAAGGGTATCAAGATTTACAACAGGCAGTAATTAAAAGGAAAAGGAGGCTGTATGAAGCCAACAAAGAAAAGTGCAAAGAAAAAGACAAGAATAAATGCATTTGAGCATGCTTTTGATACTGTTTGTGATTTGGTTGATGCACATCTTGATGAAGAGTTAACAAAAGATGAACTGATAGAGAAATTGATGAAAGTTATTGGTAAACCAATCATTGAAATATCAGAGGTAAAATACATAGTGACAGAGTGGGAAAACAACATATATTTGGAAAGTAAACAAGAAGGACAAGATGATTGGGTGCAGGTGGAAGATTTAACTGAACTGAGAGTATGGGAATACAATGAACTTGTAGATAAGTTACAGAAGCATTATCCTGATTATCCAATTGAATACCTTGAAGGGAGGTTTGTGTAATGAAACCAATAGAAATAAATGAGGACTGTCAGTTTTTAAAGGATTGTACAGAGAACTCAACAAAAGCAATGTACAATTTAATTACATCAAAAGCAGCAGTGCAACTGTGGACAAAAGGAATAAAACCACATAGCAATTGGAAAATAACAGATGTAAAGAAATACTTTGGTATGAATGGCGCAGCCGATGTGCTGCACAGCAAATTAGTAACACTTTATAATGTATTAACCAACAAAGGAGAACAGAATGAAAACGAATGACATAAAGAAAGGCACAGAGATAAAAACAAAACAGCTTGGAGTTCCTGTTAGTGGAGTAATGATGGATAATCTTAAAGGAAATACACGAATGATTAAAACAAATGGCTCAGAGGTTGGTCTGTTTGATGAGATTGGTAGTGTGTATGCAACAGATATAATACTTGCAAAGAACAGTGATGGTAAATGGGAAGATGTTGAACATACTGACAAACAGGGAAAAGATGCTGATTTTAGAAGATTAGCAGGATTCTAAACAAACAAAAGGAGAATGAAATGATGTTAACAGAGATAGAAAAACAAATAAATCAAATTGAAGATTTAAGAGAACTACAACAAATAACAGGCTTTGTAAAAGACAGGAAAAGAGCCATTGGAAACAGGCTTAAATACACTTTGGCTATTGGAGATAAAGTACAAGTATCAAATGGTGGTAAAACAGATGAAGGCAAGGTAATTAAAATAAATAGAACAAGAGCAGTTATTGATATGAGAGGTGGTAGTTGGAATGTACCATTCTCAATGATAACAGTAATAGAAGACGATAGTGATGATGTTTGGAGAGCAGAGAGTGCTGATAGAAATCCTGATGCAAGTGCAATATAAATAAATAAAGGAGACAGCAATGGATAAAGATTACTTATTCCACTGTGCAGGCTGTCAAAAGCCTGACAAAGAATATCCAAATCGTTTTGATGACTATGAATATGGAGAGCCTGTTTATAATACACCAAAAACATCAGAGCATATGTGGGCAAGAACTGATGCTTATGGAATATATACAGGCTTATACTGTGATAAATGTTATGATGACCCACATAAATATACTTACAGAAAAGATAGATACTATGACCCAGCTTATGCTGGAGAAAGGATGGAACCAGATGAATAAAGATGCAATAAGAAAGCGAAATAAAGCAGAACAAAGGCTTAAAGAAGCAGAAAGAATACTGACAACTGTATTAGAAGATGAATCTATTACAAGCAGAAAGTATTTAGTTGCTTTAGTAACTACATATTTCAGTCGTATAAAAAACAACGAGGGAGGAAAAGATGGCAGAATCTAAAGAAAAAGACTATCAGATAAGTAGTTTAATCAGTGATGCCTGTGATGAGTTTGATGAAACTTGGGATGGAGATTATGATGAGGATGATACAGTACACGAGATAGCAGATAATGCTGTTCCGATATATTATTGGGATATTGCACAATATGCAGCGTGGAATAATGGATTAATGCAGGAAATACCAGAGTGTGGTAGAGAATGTGAGCCATATAAACAGATACAGCTCAACATATATGAGGCAGTCTGTGAAGGATTATATGAACATATAGCAGAAAAGGAGAATGAAGATGACAAGTAAAGACATAGACAGATTAGTGAGGTGGTCAGTTGATTCTGATATTAATACATTTGCAGAAGATGCTTATGGAGTAACTGGGTCAGCATTTGATTTATTGAAAGATGACTACCTTGCAGGAAAATTTAAGGATATGCAGTCAAACTTTATAAGATGGATTGCAGGCTTAAGTGAAAACAACAGAGATAGATTAGCAAATAAGATAACAAAAGGAGAATAAAAATGAAAAACAATAAAAAGATGAAAACAAGTAAATATGTGAGAACAGGAGTAACCTATGATTATGATTTGTTTGTTATTCCTGCACATCAAAGAGATGAAAATGATGGTAACGTGAAAGGAGTTATGAAAAGCATAAGAGAACACGAAGTTATATCAGCGGTTTCTGTGCGACCATCAGATGATTATCCAGGAAAACTAGAACCATATGATGGGCAACACGTAATAACAGCATGTAAAAGACTTGGAGTTGCTGTTGTGTATAATGTTTTCAGAGACGTATCAAACAAGGCAATGATTTCTCTTAACGGTAAAACAAGAAAATGGAAACTGCAAGACTATCTAAAATGGGGCGTTACTGATGGTATGAACAGTTATCAATTTCTTAATGAAATGTATAGAACGGAAAGACTCCCAATGACAGCATTGATAATGATGTATGGTGGCTCTTATGCAAACAAATCATTCAAAGAACTTAACTGGAAGGCTTTAACAGTTACACGTGGCGATAATATGTTAAGTTACCTCAAGGACTTTGAAAAAACATATAACATAAAACATTCAAGATATGCAAGGTTTATATGGGGATTTGGTAAAGTGGTTGATTCAGGCAAATATAATCACGAAAGAATGATGAATCAATTATCAAAATGTTCGAAGTTGTTAACAAAACAGGCAAATCCAAATGGATATACAGATAACATTCAAGATGTGTATAACTATGGAAGGAAAGACAAAGTGCAATTCACACAAAAATAAAGGAGAATAATGCGTTGGACTGATGAACGAGTGAAGGAATTTGTCAAGGTAGCAACTTCAGGTTCTTATGGAGACTACTTTGACTGTCCTTCTCTTAAACAAAAACTAAAACGATTTAAACAACTGAAACATAACAAGGAGGTTGAGTATGGGAATGGATGTATATGGGAGAAATCCTAAACAGAACAAACCATTAAGTGAGTTTCCAGTTCTTGCAAAATACAAGAAAATGGAAGAAGAAGACAAAAAGCATGGTTTTCAGAGAAAATGGAATGAGCTTGATTCTGACCACGACTTAAGAGAACAGTATTGGAAAGAACAAACTGACTATGAAAGTGTTAATAGTGGTTATTACTTCAGAAATAACTGTTGGTGGTGGAGACCATTGTGGAATTATTGCCATCAAGTAGCACCTGATTTGATTAGTGAAGAAGTATTTAATAGTGGGCATAATAATAGTGGAGCAGGACTTGATGATAAAGGAGCAAAAGCTCTTGGAAGAAGGTTGTTGCAATGTATCGAAGAAGGGCATACAATAGAATATCAAGCAGAATATCAGCAATACCTTGATGACTTGCCTGATGATGATTGTATGAGGTGCAACAACAATAATCATGGACACAATAAGAAGAAAGAATGTACAAGTTGCAACAAAACAGGCAAATCAGAGAACTTCAACAAACACTATCCATTTGATATTGATAATGTTAAAGAGTTTGCAGAGTTTTGTCTACAAAGTGGAGGATTTGAGATATGCTAACAACAACAAAAAAGATGAGAGACGACCTTAAGACACTAAGAGAAGACGACCTTGTTGTCTGTGATGTGTGTGGTTCTGATAAACTATCAGAGAAAATGTGGGTAGATTCAAACAGCTATGTTTCTATTGATGGGGACTCTTATTACAAATATGTAGAAGGAGTAGATGACACACAATACTGGTGTGATAATTGTAATGATATGGCAAGACCTGTACATATATCAGAGTTTGAAGAAATAAGAAGGGAGAGTGAAGATGCCAAACAGAAAAGCTAAAGAACGCAAACAAGAACGTAAACGCAAAAACCTTGAGATTAAGAGGTGGAAAAGACAACAGAAAATTAATAAAAAGGAGAACAGATGAGTAAAATAAGCG